CCTTTACTAATAGCAGATCCGATAGTGTCTTTCATTTCATTCGCCTTCGCACCTATACTCTTGACAAACTCCGGCACTGGTAGATTACCTAGATTAAGATCGAAATCATATTCGCATTTCGTAACATCGCGCCTTTGTGTTATTTCATCAGCGATCGCGATACCTGCAATTGTTTTAACTACATCCTTAACAGGCGTATCATCAACACCATCCTGATTTACATCACCTTTTACATTAATAAAGTATTGATTACTTAAAGGCTCATCGAATTGGAATGGATAGTAATAAGTTCTACCATCAGCGTTTTCTGCTTGGAACGCATCATCATCTGCCCATCGTACTGATTGATTAGCATGACCCGCCGGTGCTTCGAACATCCACTGAGTACCATCCGGCTCGCACCAGTCTGATTGCTTACCATAAAGAGTTTCAAATTGTTTCTTTGTTCCAAATGGCGCGAATAAACTAATCTTATCAAGAACTCCATCACACACAACTCGCTCACCCCATCCTGCAATTCGAATTCCATGAGTGTTAACTGATTTTATAATTCGCGCACTCGACCAATTTGGCTGAAAGGAAGGATATATTTTTGTGAAATCATAGTTTGCTGACCAGAATATTCCTCCAATAGACGATGTACTATAATACCCCGAAGATGTAACAGGTAGAGTATAATATGGTTTAAGCGTTGTCAACTCAAGACCTGGCGCACCGTGATCATTCGTTATATTCTCATCATCATCCGGATTCAACTGTATCTGATCGAGTGAAGTGCTCATCTCATTCGTAATCTGAGGATACGCAACATTACTTCCAAGGCGATAAGGATCTGCTGGGTCAGGAACAATATCAATCAGTGCCCAATAAGTGTATACACTACTGTGTCTTAATCGAGCAAGACAATAAACAAAGTTACCAACGCGAACAACTGATGGAAATGATTCCCATCGAGTCCATGATTCAAGATGCGCGAGGTTTGTTAAATTCGTATAAAAGAGCGTATACTCATTCGTACCTCTTGCAATTACTTCTGCTGATCCAAACTGTGTTGGTGTTTGTATTAAGTGATTCATGATCCTACTCCTGTTCCAGCGGTTGGCGCTAATGTATCTGCACCAGCACCAGCATCATTACCTGCTTGCTGTAAGTGAGAATGTGTTATAAGTGATACACCTGCATTACCTGCGATAATATCTCCCGATACTTCAAGCACTGGGGATGATAAATTCGTTTTTTGCGGGCATGTTATTTTTAAATTACTACTCGAGTATATAGAGTGTCCTAAATCGCCGAATGTAGAATCATTACGATTACCAGTAACACTTAAATCGAAATCTTCTCCCACATTATGAATATCTTTTAACCCGATATTCGCGTTCCTATTCGTTTTTATGTTAATTACCTGACCTCCAGTAAGTGTTTCGAATTTCGCGTCGTCGGTGATACTAATATTCTGAGACTCTCCGACTTTTAAAGTATCGCCCTTACTAATATGTATATTTCGCTTTCCGATAATTTCTGATTCGCAGTCGGCGCTAATCTTCGTCTTCCTGTTTCCGTGTATGAGCGTATTCATATCACCTTCTACTTCTAGATCATAGTTACCACCTACGAGTGTTTTCATGTCTCCATCTACAGTGATATTGCAATTTCCGACTATATAGACATTGTTTTCTCCTGCTACTATCTTATACCCATTACCAACGATGGTATGTATACTTGTTCCGTCAGCTATGATCTCTTGTGAGGTTCCAGACCTATGGGTTTGGGATATTCTTTCCTTTCCGGGTGTATCATCGTATTCTTGTGTATGTCCTGCCTCTGTTTGTATTACTTTATTATAAGGATAGACTGGTTGTGCGTACTCTTGAGCATCTGGAGTTGAGTATTTTTTACTTTCAGGTGCGGAGTCTTCAGTAATTGTAGATAGATGAGGTTGAGTGGCAACAGGTATATCTTCGTATCGATTGTTTATTTTATATTGGTAACTTGAAGATTGTTCAGCTTCGGTTTGTGTAAGAGCTGGTGCATCAGATCGAGTTGATAGTGGATATATTTCAGAAGGGTCACGAAAGCCAATGTTTGGATCATATACCTCTTGATATGTTGATTCAGATGCAAGGGATCCAAGTATAAGGCCTTGTTGATTTTCGGGATCAATAAATATACCAAATACCCATGATCCAAGAAGTAAACCATGAGAACCTGATCCTATACTCGACATAGAAGCAGATGTAACAGGAAAGGTTACATTCATCCAGGGAAGTGATTCCGTGGGTAGTTTTGTAAGATCTTCAGTATGGTGTCCTAGTACACGACAGCGAACACGATTTGATTCTCTGGGATCTTGTATATCCTCAATTACACCGAGGAAGAAGTTTGGATTCTTTATCATAATGATTATTCCGTTTCGAGACCGGTAGGAACGAGTGCATCGGTCTTAACAGTCATTTGTGTTTCATATTTTCCTTCTTGAAAGGTATGAGTTGTTTCAAAGATAAGATATGGTCCGGAAAGTAGATGATCGTATAGATTTGTTTCTGACTTACCAGTATATTTCTTATATACAGAAGGATCAGTTGCTTTTGGGAATTTAAGTTGTATTGTTCGTGCAGGATTCAAGAATGTATCACCCATAACAGTAAATTTATGAGAGCATGAATCATAGTTTGATAGATATGCTCGTGATGTGTTTGAATATTGTTCTCGTGTTTGTGAAGGTGTGGTTGCTTCTACATTATTGCTGTTAATATATCTATACTCGTCTTTTGCAGTCGGTGTTCGAGTTTGACCAAATTTATATTGATCAGACGAAGGATTTTCTTTTGACAATAGAGTATTCGCAAGACCAACGAGAGGATGAATTAAATTTAAAGCAGCGGTAGAAGCATTCTTTTTTGCTTTTGCGTGGAGTTCTGTCTGTATACGTTGTAGTGTTGGTATACCGTATGTGGTTGAAGGTAAAGCCTTCGCAGTTGTAAAATCTTTATTAATAGCAATGTCAGCAAAGAAAGCATTTCTTCGTATTTGTTTATTTGATATATCGATAAATGTATTGTTTGTTGCAACGCCTCCATCCGCAGTTCTTATCGAAGGTGCCATCCCAATATTTGACGTGATATTCAACATTTGAGTTGATCTTTCAAGATATTCGTTATCACCATCATCCGACGATAAGATTTGTTTATTTACAAATGTTTTATAAATTGGATTTTCTTCTCGATCAGTAACGTAACTTAAAGGTACTAAATTTATATTTGTCGAAAGATCCTGATAAAGAACATAAGGAGTGTTATTAACATCAGCCGCGTGATTTAATATCTTAAGAGACTCTTTCAGAGGATTTGCGAGGTTATGTGTACCAGTGTATTCGGTTGCGCAATTTCCTTGAGTTATGAGCAATGCCTTATGATCTTCACCTGTAGTATCAAGTTCATTCTTAAATATGTTTTCAAGCACACTCGTCGTTGTACCAAATGCAGTACCTGAATAGTTAATAAGAGGTGCGATATAAGCATGTTCTGATACAGCAATAAGTGTATATGCTTGTATCTGATTGTTTTCCGCGCTTCGAGCATAATCATTATACTCTCGTACATAGAACGTATAATTTAACTCACGTTTCTGGCCGAAGTTGTTTATCTCAATTTCAAGTTCGATAAGTTCATTACCCGTGATGTTAAATTCTTCAAGGAAGTTAGACTCATCACGAATACCAATTTCACATATTAGTGCAGCTGAAAATATACTTTCATGAATTCGTGTATAACCAACCATGTTACGTATATCCTTTTCTTCACCATCGGAATTCACCATGATGCATTTTAAAATCTTATAGGAAGATTGTTTGGATGACTTTCCTTCCTCACCCGCGTATGATCTATTTAGTTCACTCATTTAGCAATTTTTTATATTCTCTTGCGAATTGGTCAATATATGAAGGTGAGACAACTACTATTTCCTTTTTGGAATTGTTATCTTCAATCATATCATCACGATATGTTATATAGTTAGGTGATGAAAAATCAAATGTTTCATATTCAGTAATCTCATTTTCGGGATTAGCGGAATCATAATAATGAGCAGGTGCGAGTGAGGAATCTTTCCAATATTGCGTAGGATACAAGTCATGAAGTAGCATTAAAGATTTATCGTCAACTGTTTCAGGGTCATCATCAACCCATTTGTCACCGTAGAATTTGGTGATCGCAGCACGTACATATTTGACATACTCTTCTCTTAGAATATTAACCTCGGGTGTTTCGTCGGATTGGAAAAATATGTTAAACTCCATGGAGATATTTTCAACGCTATTCTGTGATTCAAATACTTGTTTCGCGAGGTTGGTCCATAATGTATCAACATATCCGCCATCTCCAACCCGATTTTCAAAGGACTGTGATTCAGGAGTTGTCCAAGTAATACTTGACGAGTCAATCCAAATTTGAGAAAGATTTGGTTTATAGTCAACTATTTTAACTTTTGCATAAACCTTTTTAGGATCGCCACCAGGACCTGGTGCAGAAGGAGTTGATGCAATAGGAGTAAGAAGATATAGATATGGCAAATACTTAGGATTGTTAATAGGTAATCCCGTTATAGTTTCGATTACGCCGTCTTGTCGAGTATCATTAAATGGAAATCTATATACACTTAAGTTCTTAAATTCATTCGAAATAAATTGATTAATCTCGTTATCACCTTTAGGCCATGCAGATAACCCGTTTTTCAATGTATCATTCGCAATAAAAAATGTCCAATAGTAATCATTGGTGCCGTATAACCGTTTTGACATTGTGTCGGGCCTTTCAGAATCAATAATCTGTTCCTTCTTATATGAATAAAAGTTCTGTGATGACCGTTCAATGACATCAACATACCTAAAATGGTCTGCTATTTCTTGTTGTATAGCATCGTTTTTAACACTATACGTCGTTTTTGGAAATTGTTTAAAGAACATTATTGATATTTTCTATTTTGGTTTTGCCAGACCTTTTGCAAAATTTTGTAATTTATTTGTTGCAGCATCAGCTAATGATTTTACATTTTCACCAAGTGCAGCTCGATCATCGGCTTCTCTATTTGTACGATCACCATTTTCCAATCTTTGTATTTCATTCCTTGTGAGAATTTTAGTTTCTTGAAAGGCAAGATCAATAGTAAGTTCGTATGGAGAGTTATCAGTTCGGAAACGAGGTGAACTAGGGTTGACTGCAACACTACACGATGTAAGATATGATGTGTATATCTTTGGAATGTAATCTAGTTCTTTTCCAGGTTCGTTAGGTGAAAAGAATTTAATTTGCCATTGGTTTGGATATTTAAGTAAAAGCTTTTCATTGTCCAATTCAGACGCATAAACCTGATTACGAAAAGTGTTCTGTATATCATCGATAGCATTAACTTCGCTTTTATCTCTACCAATAAGTGTAAATTTAAATCCAAATTGTCTTAAGTTGTTTCCAGAAAACGATACGTTTGTTCGAGGGTTAACAACCATTTTACCTGCGAATGAAGCTGCATCGGCCAAATCATTTAAGCCCATTTTTTTCGATAAAAGAATAGCAGCACCAATTCCACCTCCTGAAAATGTTTGCTTCCCAATGTCCTTTGCTATAGCCATTGCAACATCTCCAGCATCGCCTCCTCCAGTAAATTTATCCACGCCAGCTCTCGCTGTTTGTGCAAGAGCCGACATTGTGGCGATATTGATAGTAGAATATTCACCTCCATCAGCTATTGTAATTCCCGCGGGCATTGGTAAAAATATGCTTCTACCTTCTTCCATACATGAAAATTGGACAAATGGTCGACCCAATTCTTCGAGATCTCGTGGAAAACTAATAATAGGTTTTGTAGAATCAGCTGAGTCCGCAGTTGACCCTTCTGTTAGCGCATTCTCAACGAACTTTTTCGAGGTATTAAACTGTTCTTCCATTATTAGTTATTTATAATAAATTATGTGATTAAGATATTTATATTATACTGTCTTTTGAAACAAACTAAGATTAGAGATATAAATATTTATAGAGAATGAAGTTTTATAAAGGAAAATACAAAGTCAAACACCCTTCTAAATATGAAGGTGATTTCAATAATGTTGTTTATCGTTCAATGTGGGAAAGGCAGGCGTTCAAGTGGTTGGATGAAACACCTTCGGTGATCGGTTGGAGTTCAGAACAAGTGGTGGTCCCATATCGTTGTAAAACAGATGGAAAGATTCATAGATATTTTGTTGACCTTTTTATTCGTATGAAAAACGGAAAACTATATTTAATAGAAATTAAACCAGATAAACAAACACAGCCTCCAAAACAATCTCGTCGAAAAACAAAGAAGTATTTAAGGGAGGTGATGACATATGCTAAAAACCAATCTAAGTGGGAAGCAGCTGCGGCTTTTGCCCATAAACACGATATGGAGTTTCAGATTTGGACAGAACACACACTTAAATCTATGGGCATAAAGATTCTGTAAATGTATAAATACTTATATGCCAAATACCTTTTTGAATAGGCTCGAAACCAGATCATCCGCAGCTGGAATAGAGAAGGGTACGCGCGAAGCGCTTGATTGGTTTAGAAAAGAAATAAAAACTATTCGAGCACCTAGATATATGAAGCAGGTTCTGCGGGATGACAATCTTATACGAAAATCATTACCACAGAAAAGATCATGGATAGGTAGGATGTTTTTTTACACGTATGATCCTAAGGGAAAAGAAACATTACCATACTATGATAGATTTCCACTCATATTTTTAATAGGAGAAGCTAAAGGTGGTTTTTATGGCATAAATTTGCATTACCTTCCACCAAAAATAAGAGCTATCTTTTTCGATAGATTGACAGAATATACCAATAATGATGACTATGATGAAACTACACGTTTAAGGTTACGATATAGTTTTTTAAAAAGAAACTCACAACTTCGATACTTTAAACCATGTTTTAAACACTATCTTGGAAAACACGTTACATCACGTATCGTTGAAGTTCCATCAAAGCATTGGGAATCAGTTTTATTCTTACCGCACGAGCCAAAACAATTTGCTAAAGTACCTTCAAGTAAAGTTTGGCAAGATTCTAAAAAATACTACACATAAAAAACATGGGACTTATAGATGACGTAAAAAATACAATCAATCCAGTTACGATTGATCAATTAAAGGCCACGATTGGAAAAAGAGGAGGTATTGCAAGAGGTAATCGTTTTGCAGTAACAATCACTCCTCCTACTCAAAGCCTATTAAATTTGGATCTACAATCTGCTGCAGCTTCTGCCTTAAGTGGGACATTTAGTTTAGGTGGATTAGTAAATGATCCACGCGATATCAATATTCTATGCGAATCGTGTTCACTACCTGGTCGAATTATTCAAACAACTGAATACGACCCGTATGATCGTGCAACAAGAAAAAAACCTAACACAGTCGTTAACGAAGATGTGACATTTAGTTTTTTACTCACAAATGATTACTACGTAAAAAAATTCTTTGACAAATGGATGGAATCAATCATTGATCCAGATTCACACATGGTTTCTTATGATAGTGAGTATAAGACAGACGTTTTTATTCAACAACTTGATCAAAAGAACACACCAATTTACGGAGTTAGACTTCTGGATGCATTCCCAGTAAGTGTCAACAGTGTTGAACTATCTAATGCATCTTCCGAAACAATTAAGATTGATGTTGTAATGACGTACGATACATTCAACGTAGAAGGTGCTATTAAATCTATAATAAATAGTACTAAAGACAAACTTAATGTCTTTAAGAAATTAATCTAAATTATAAAAACAAAAATTATTATGTTACCAACAATTGAAACGCCAAAGTATACTCTCACTGTTCCATCTACAAAGGAAACCGTTGAGTTTAGACCATTCCTCGTAAAAGAAGAAAAGATCTTAATGATCGCACAAGAAGCTAACACAAGTTCAAGCTTACTGTCAGCTATGAAAGATGTAATTAAGTCTTGTACATTCGGTAAAGTTGATCTATACAATTTGGCGATGTATGACCTTGAGTACATTCTTCTACAAATTAGATCAAAAAGTGTAGGTGAAACATCCGATATTAATGTAAAATGCGATGGTTGCGATGAATACGTGGAGACTCAAATCGATCTATCAGCCATTGATGTTAATGTTAACGAAAGTAATCATGACAACAATATTAAATTAACTGATGAGATTGGTGTTATACTTAAAGAGCCTGGATTAAAGGATGCTGAAAAATCAGCTAGAGGAAAAAATGCAAATGATTTGACATCTGCGATTTCTACTGTAATCGAAAGTGTGTTCGATGGAGATAACGTTTATCCGTTTTCTGAAGCTTCAACAAAAGAGATTGACGATTTTATTGATTCATTAAGTTCTGAGCAGGTGCTAAAAATTAACGAATGGGTAAATACAATCCCTTCTCTTAAGCATGACATTGAATATACATGTCCACACTGTAATCATTCAAATAAGAAAACATTAGCTGGTTTAGCTGATTTTTTCGAATAAGCCTTTCTCACAATAACTTAGAAAACTATTATTATGTCCAGTTTTCTTTGTTACAACATCACAAATATAGCTTAACAGAGCTTGATAATATGATACCGTGGGAAAGGGAAATTTATTTAACTCTATTAAAGAATCATTTGGAAGAAGAGAAGTTAAGTGCTGAACAACACTAAAAATATAAAGGAGAAGGTGAATAACCTTCTTCTTTTAGTATAAATAGAAATATGCCTGACGGTGATTACATAACAAAAAAAGATCTTGCTGATGTTACTCAAAAGGTCATGATCGTAAACAACGAAGAAGGTGCCATTGATAAACTTGTCGATGAGCAAAAGAAAAACGATCTTAAACAGCTTGAAGAAAACATTGAGCAAAAGTCGTTATTTCAAGATATTGCTGATGGTATCAATGGGCTTTCTACATCATTAGTCGATGGTTTGTCTTCTGCTTTAAAATCGCTTATACCTAAGACAGATGGTGGACTTAGTAAGCTATTAGGTATAGGGTTCGGTTTATTATTGGCTCCTTTCGTAACGTTTTTTGCCTTTATTGGCCAGTTAGGTGTTGAACTAAATTTCCTTACGAGAGGTGGATTTGGCAAATTGATTGATAAGATGTTTAAGCCAATCCGTGATTTTTTTAAGAATAATAAATTTATTAGTAAGATCTTTGCTGGAAAAGGCGGGGCATTCAGTAAGATTTTTAATGTGTTTAAGCGCATTGCTGATTTTGTAAACTCCGGACCATTTAAGTCTATTATGAAGGTAGCAAGTAGTATTGGAAGAGTACTTGGAAAGATATTTTTACCAATCACAATTCTTTTCGGCGTAATTGACTTCGTCAAAGGGTTTATGAAAGGCTACGAGGAAGGTGGAATAATTGAAGGCATCAAGCAAGGGATTATGGAAGTGTTTGATGGATTGGTTGGTGGCTTACTTCGTATATTAGCGTGGATACCGACTAAGCTCGCCGAATGGCTTGGTCTTGATAATATAGCAGAAGAAATAGGTAAACAAACAGAAGTAATTATTCAAAGCGTTAAAGATGTCTTTGGTGGATTAGTCGATTTAGTAGTTGGTATATTCACGTGGGATACCGATAAAATGATGGGAGGTTTACAGAAGATTTGGGATGGAATAGTTGGGGCTGTCATGATTCCTTTTAATATGCTAGGTGCACTCATAAAGGACACTTTTGGTGCTGATACTCTTGATAAGATAAAAATAACATTAAAGAAAATTGGTTTATCAATTACATCATTCTTCCTATTTTTACAACAAGGAATTACTGGTCTTCTTAAAAAGGTCCCAAAGATTCTTTTACCTGAGTCTGCAGAGAACTTCATCGATGATCTCGACGCGCAAACAAACGCAGCAAAAAGAAGAGTTGATTTGGAACTTAAATCTATCAAAAAATTGGAAGAAGGTCTTGAAGCAACTCGTGGTATAAACGAATTTGGAGGTAGTGGAAATAGACCTGCCGGTCCAGCAAACGTTTCTTCAACAAACACCACAATAAACGCACCAAATAATACGCAGTATAATGTCATCGGAGAAAGTGGTCTTAGATCAAAAACGATAGCAGGTGTTTATGGCGGTGGATATTGGCAAGGATAATAAAAGGGCAATAGCTTTCACTATTGCCCTTTACTATATTATGTATGTATGTCTATGTTATGAGTTTGCTAAGCGTGCGAAAACCGCGTTTATTATAAATAAAAGTACTGGCCACGATATTACTAGTATCTGCCAGTTCTAAACTTAATAACATTAAACAGAGAAGTTCAGCTATGGCTATTTATAAAGAAATACACGACAATCTTGTCAACTCCCGCAAGCATTTAAAAGAGGAGTGGAAACCAGTTGGTTCAGGCCTAGAAAGACACCACATAACACCTCGACACATAGGTGGTCTAGATGAAGAAACCAACTATACTTACTTAACACACCGTGAGCATATCATTGCCCACTGGTTATTGTGGAAGTTACATGGCAGAAGCGAAGACAGAATCGCAGTTCAATCGATGTCTGGTAAGGATATAAAGGTAGCATACCATTCCGAAGAGAGTAGAAAGAAGATGCGTGAAGCAAAGAAAGGCTTTGTTCCGTGGAATAAAGGTAAGAAGGTTAACAATAATTGGACAGGCAAGAAACACTCTGAAGAGAGTAAGAAGAAGATGAGCGCATCTCGTATGGGTAAAGCTCCTTGGAATAAAGGCTTAAAGATCGGTGATAAGTGTAAGCCAAAAGATCTAGAAGCGCGTAATAGGAAGATTGGTGAAATGCTTAAAGGTACAGTCCACACTGAGGAAGCTAGAAAAAACATGAGTATAGGCCAACAAAAAAGACGGTCGCGCGGACGTGAGATCTTAGACAAAAAAGAGGTAGCCAATTAAGGCTACCTCTTTGATTATGTATAACCAATAATTGTTGGTTGTTTATTTGTATATTAGCTATTTGCGAGACGTGCGAAATAACTTAAAGAGTCTTCATCTCCCGTGTCTCCATCTGATGTGGATGATACAGGTTCTGTAACTGTTTGTGGTGCAGGTGCATCAACAATCGGTTCTTTAGTTGTATTCATCTCCACTGTTTGAACAGGTGAAAATGTATTTGCTACATCAGCTTCGCCAATAACTTCATAGAGTTTCTTTTGAAGTTCAGCATAAGACTTATAGTATTCTGGATCGGTAAATTCATCCAATTTGTATAGGTTATTGTAGATTTCCTCTAGTCGAGTTTCATCACCATCGTATAGTTTTGTAGATGCATCAAACTCTGACTTATCGTAATTGCGATATCCTTCAACATTGCGAATTTTAAGTTTAAAGTTTGCTCCATTCCAAAAATCAAATGGGTTGATTGGTGTTTCATCAGCAAACTGTGGCTGCATAACATCCATGATCTTATCCATGATTTTTTTACCATATTCATAAAGGAAGACTTTGCCTTCATTTTCTGGATTAGCAGAATCTGAAATAACAAGGATGTTTGAAACGTGGTGTAGTCTACGCTTACGTTGACGGGCGGTTTCCTTATCTTCATCACGACCAGTATTCCATAGTTGTGAGTTAAGTTCAGAAACAGGATCATTTTGACCAATAGAAGTCAAAGAACGCTCGATATACCAGCGCCCAGTTGAACCCTTAAAGCCATGATCCCAATAACGTACCCATGGAAGATCTTCACCTCCACCTGCTGGTAAAAAGCGGATTACGGCATAACCGTTTCCAGCCTTGTCGACAGTAGGTTTCCAAACACGGTCGTCGCCGTATGATTTCTTTTCATTATTTGATGTTGATGCGGCTACCAATTTACTAATAGCGTTATCCCGATTTTGTTTTAGTTGTTCGAATGACATAATTTTTTTATTTGTTCGTATTGCAGTGTATTACAGTGTGTGTTGTTTGTTGTTTCTTAAGTATTATACCATAGATTTTACTCTTTGTACATACTTAAATTGCTTTTATTTACCAAAGTTTAAGTGGTAAAAGATAAGAGTAGCTTTTCCTTTATTTTATTTTGTGGCAGTGGTCGACGCAGCATTATTAGCTTATATTTTTGTAATAAGTTAATAGTATCGGTATTTATACCTAGAGGATCGCTTAGATTCTTCTTTAGAGACGATAGAAAGTTTACGAGTATATCAACCATAACGACAGATTCAGTGCTAATCTCGCCACCTCTTAATGCCTCTAAAAGAGGATTAGAAGATAAGTCATCAGAGGTTGTACATAGTTCATTAAAGGAGTATCCTTTGTTGGACATTGTTTTCATATCCTGATTCATCATATAGGTTAATTTATCTTGCCGTGCAACATAATCGTTATAGACTTTATCGTTTACATCACCGATCCAGACATTTGGGTTTTCAATAAGATTTGCAGTAAAATAATCGATTAATGTTTCGGCATTAAACTTCCGAGAAAGCTTTTCAAAGAAGTATCTATCTCTTCTTTTTTCAAACGTTGCTTGTTTTGTGCCCGTTTTGAAATTATACTTTACTGCATTGTAATCAGTCGTAAAGTGTAATTTAAGAGATTGGTAGATTTGGTATGTACGATAGCCGCTCATATAATAATTCTTATCATCTTTATATTATTTTTGAAAAAATGTGAAAGACAAGGAGCCAAAAGATAAGAGGTCCTGTTGCCCATATAAACGCGAACATGTATGCTGACATGTTTATGTTTTTCCACCAAGATTGTAGTTTTTTAGACATTAATATAGTTTTGTTGTTGTTCTTTTTATGATGTTTCTATCCATTGCCTCGACCTCTAGTTTATTTTTAAGAGGTCCGCGCTTTACGAGTTTAGCCATATCTTCTGGATCAATTTGTCTTCTTTCACAAATTTCAATAATAGATTCTGTATAACTCATACCATCATGGTGAACAAGTCTTTCAACTTCGAGTCTTAACTGCTCTTTCGTTATCGCGGGTGTAATTACAATTTTTTTATCTTTACTCATATTGTTCTTAATAGTACGGTGTCTTTATTGCACCTGCCTTTTGCTGGCTTGCGCTTGGTTTTAATAAGGTTTATTTCCTTTTCAATTTGTTTTTCTGTTTTACTTACTAGAATAGGAAGTAGTTTGCTAATCTGTGGCTTTCTTAGTGTTAAAGAATAAGAAGATTTTTCGTCAAAATCTTGAATTGTTGTGCCCTTAACAGTTAGTCCATTCCTTCCCTGTGATTTAAACATTGTCATTCTTCTATATTTAGTATTGAATATGATCAACGTTTCAGACCCAATAACCCTAACAGGATCACACGAGCACACTGAATATTCTTTAGATTCAGGTAGATACTTTATTCTCGAAACCTGCTTCTCCGCGGATTTAGGTTTTTTAATCCGAGGTTTACGAGTGGCCTTTTTAGCAGATTTGTAAAGAACAAGCTCGTTCAGCATATCATCACACACCTCAATTCTTTTTCTAAGTTGAACCTTTGTGAGGTATGAATATCCTTCAACGCACTGATCACATTCTTTGTTATATGCTAAATCAAACTCTTCCTTTTGTGCTTTAATTAGATCTGCAACGGGGCCAATAAAAGAGACTGGTACGTTTTCAGCTCGTAGAATTGAAGAAATGGATATCTTTTTAATCTTTACTTTTGGATTGGCACACCATTCGTCAAAGACCGATTCAATTTCAAATAAAACTCCTTTACGAACTTTTTCTCGCATGATTCTATGAACATTGGGTTTAACCTTTTGTGTAGTATCGTATTTCTTTTGATACGTATGTTCCTTTGCATCAGACATAATAGAAGAAATATTATTTTTCACATAGGTTGAATAATCTCTAAATTCAGCAGGCATTCCAACGTTAAAGCATCTACAAATTTTACCTGTTATGGCAACATCGCTATTAGACTTAGGCACACTTTCAATCAATTTAATTTCATCTTTGTTATAACCTTGAGATTTCATATATTCACAAATGATATGAATATAGTCATCCCGATCTAGATAATAGTTGTAGAAGTTGAGCGCCTTGTTAAAGGTTGTATCCAAATTTTTACTGTTTTTCCATTCTGGTTCTTCTCCAGTAAATTTAAAATCTGGAGCTGCAAGCCTTCCAGAACGAAGGTATTTTCTCTTTTTGACTTTCATGGTATTATTATACTATAGATTTGCTAAATTGTACATACTAAAAATTATCATTTATGAAATTTAATGTGCGGTTGTTACGATCACCTAAGTAATACCGTTTACCATTTTCCTTTTTGTATGTACGAAGATATTCTTTTAACAGTATCGATTTATTTTCCGTCAGCACTCCATGGGTGAACTTAGGAAACTTATGCTCAACACTTCCAACATTAAATTGGTAATCCAATAAAAGCCATTTCTGCTTCCAAGATAGTCTATTCCATCTTGAGTTTGGCATTTTTAGTCTACTTATAGCCAAATTGAGATCTGATAATAGAAGTTGTTCAGCTTGGTTTTTTGATAAGCCTTTTCTAAATTTACCAGAATTAGCTTCTTCCCGCGTCAATTTGTGGCCATAACCAATAGTTTGTGTACCTCCTTCTGGTGAATTATACGAGTACCACCTATTAGTCCTTTTGCACAATCCGGCTTTAACACCGTTTTCAGCCTCTTTGACATCGTCTAAAAAACCATGAGTAATAAGGTCTCCCCACTGTTTTTGGTGATTAATGTACACACCTATCGGCACTGTTTGAGGTTTTTTATTTCCAATAAAATTTTCACCATTTCTTTCGTTGCACCCAGTGTTTAACGCGAGGATACTTATAATTGTAATAATTGACATTTTCATTTTATTTGTAATTTACCATTTTCACCAACACCGACATGAATAATATTATCAGCAATTTTGTTAGGAGAGTTTTTCAGCGAAAGATCAACAGATTCAATATATCCCTTTAATCGGTCAGGATTTTGCATTATAAGATCATTTAAAGTACCATCCTTCATATGCATTTCAGCGATGTCATCAGGCAGTTCTTGATCATAAATCTCTCCTTCAATTTTAAATTTAAGTATTTTCATCGGCATTAAATATTTTCAGAGACTAAATCGTAACTCGGGTATGTGGTGATAAAGTAATTAAGCTTAATTCTAGCTTCTTTCTCATCGATAGCTAAACAGGATGCAAGGACATTACCATTTAAGTTATCGACCACCATAAAACGTTTGCGTTTATCTTTCATAATCTTATTATATTAGTGGTCCTTAATGCGAAGCTTATCAACGTCGATGTTCATTGCTAAAGCAATGTCCTCAAGAGTTACTTCGACTTTGTTATTTCTATTGTTAAATTCTTCTTCAGTAAGTTCTTTACCTTCAATAAACCATTCCTTATCGCCATTAGAACGTTCAATAGCAGGTCCGTC